TAATATGTTTTTCGCAAGTAATATACACAATAGAATATGTAAAACCCGGCTACATGTTCTTCAAATATTTGCATTATATTGTAATATAATGCGAATTGTAAACGCTGTAAATTACGAAAAGAATTCATTGGATTCGAGTTTTTCGATGGTTTTGTCGCATCCACCCAGATGCTTGCCTTGAACGAACACATTGGGAACGGTTCTTTGCTTGGTCATTTTGATTAATAGTTCGTGCATTTTATCGCCATTTTTGATTAAATCCAGTTCAACACAATGATACATAATATTATGCATTTTGAGATGAGCCTTGACTTTTTTACAAAAAGGACAATAAGATTTGCTAAATACCATTACGTTGTTTTCTTGAATGAGATCTTTCATGTATTTTTTGAGTTTGTTGGTTCTTTTTTTGACTGTTTTTTTATGTGGAGATTTCTTTTTTGTTACTCGTTTGGATTTTCGATTCATTTATATTATAGGAAGATTATGTATTTATTTCTTTGTTTTGCGACTTTTTCTTGCTCTTCTTGCTTTTGTTTTTCTATTCTTTGAAGCCTTCTTTTTACCCTTTCTGGAAGTTCTCTTCTTTCTTGTTCCTCCTCCTATGTTGTCTCCTGGTGTTTTTCTTTTTACTCCTCTTATTCCTTGTTGTTGTGCTGTTGTTACTGCTTGTTGTTGTTCATTGTTATCTTCTTCTTCTTCTTCTTCTTCTTCTTCTTCTCTTGCTTTTCTAAGTTTTGTTGTTAAAACGTTTTCTTTTTGTGTTTTTTTTTTTTCATTAGTCGGAAAAAAATCTAAAACTGAATTAGTGTGGGGGTAAACCTCGCTTGCTACTTTTCTACCACTTTTAAGCGCATTTGCAGAACTAATATTAACTTGTGTGTTATCAAAAATAGCATTATCAATCGTTTCTTGCAACTCATCTTTTACTTCGTTTAAAGCTTTTTTAGCCATTTGATTTGCTTCAAACGCCTCTGCAAATTCTTGTTCATACGATTTAATTAAGTTTGTTTCTTCATCTGCATCTTGTTGTTCTTTCTGAATTTCTTCAGTATCTATTTTTAACTCCGTAATTTTTTTCTCATACATATTCCGAATCGTCCGTAAACGAGTATCTCGTTCTAAAGCTTTGGTAAATTCTTCATCAAGTTTTTCTGTTGTTATCTTTCCTAAGTGATCTGCGAGTGCTCTTTGATTAGATTCTTTATTTTTTTCATTTATGTATTGAGCAATACGGTTATCAATATTTTCAGCAACAGTATTAGCTGTATCAATACCTTTTCGTATATCATTTATAAGTATAGGTGTATTTGCCATGATAAATGGCCAAATATCTTCTTTAATTGTATAAAATCCGCTTACTGTATTTCTAATAAGATAAAATAAAAAATCTTTTTGACATTGCACATCATAAGCATTCTCAAATGCAAATGTTACAAGTTCGCTGTAAACTTTAATCCCTGCATTAATATATTTGGTAATAATATCTTCGCTTGCAGTATACATTGCAGTCATTAATGCATCATTATACATCAAAGCCGTATTAATCTTGAAAAATTTTTTGAACAAGGAAATGTTACCACCCTTCATAGTTAACTTACCGCCCGACTTAAGGCCTGGACTATTGTCCAATTTTAACGTTTTTAGTATATCATTTATATCATCTATATCTTTTATATCTTCACTTCCTTGATTCATAATACCCGCAATAGCTTGTATATCTTTTAATTCGCATTTATTATCTGTTATAAATTCATTCATTAGACAATCAGTTGTTATCCTTTGAGTAAAAATATTGTAAAGTTTTTGAATTGAGGGGTTATTTCGATATTCAAGATTACTCCAAAGCCTCAAATTAGTTCCATCAGGATTTCTTTTAAATATGCATTTATTAGGGTAACCTAAGTAGTTAGCATAAATACGATTCAACTCCATTATTTGTTCTATTCCATCTTTTTTTGCTGCCTGGTTTATATCTTCTTTAACCTGTTGACAAATATTCTCATCACAAATACTAGTCATTTTTTTACCACTTTTACTCATTCTTCTTAGTCAAATATAAAATAACATCCTATTTTTTTTTACCCGAAAAATCAAATGATAATTTTTGTAAATTATGGAATCCCTAAATAATATAATCATGAGTCATTACGATGAGCTTCCGCACGAAATCCAATATCACATAGAACATTTCATTCCCTATCGCCGATCACCACAAGATTATCAAATCGAATACAAAATTTTCTGTCAAGATTGGAAAAACCAAACAGAAGCAAAACAATGGACAGGAATCGATCCAAACCTCTATTTCGACCAAGACGAAGTTGTTTTTCTAAACAAGGCCTACTTCAAACATCAATATATTAAAAAATTCTATGATGTAAAGTCGTCGACGGAAGAAGGAATCACATACACCAAGAAACTGTTTCCGTTGAAAACTCGACGCAATACAATATGAAAAAACATAATCCTATTATAAACCCCTCATGTCAAACTATTTTTATGACCTACCCGACGAATTACAATACGAGATTTGTCAATATATTCCTTACAAGCGTAACGCGGTAGAGAATTACGTGCGAGACATCGAAGAAATAGCAATGGACTGGTATAACAAAACGTTCAATGAAACGGGTGTCATGGTAGTCAATTTCAAACGTTTTCAAGAAAACGGTGGACTCGATTCACTTCAGTCGAATCGCTTTAAATATGGTGTTTTTCAATACAGCAAAGAAGAGAGGTTTTTTCATTTGCTTTTTTGTTATAGCAGTGGGCATTTTAAGAGAATTGCTAAACGTTGGAGTCTAAAGAATTTAGGAAAAAAAATAATGAACGAAAGAACATAAAAACTTATCATGAAAATATATTATTATTATCATGACTGAGAATGAAGAAATGTACGTAACAAAAAGAAACGGAGAGCGTGAGATCGTGTCATTTGACAAAATCTTGCAACGCATTAAGAACACCGGTCAGGAGGCAAATATTCAGCTCAATTATACCATGTTGGCTATGAAAGTAATCGATCAGCTATATGACGGTATTTCCACCTCGCAAATAGACGAACTCACTTCAGAACAGTGTGCCTCGCTCGCATCGACCCATCCCGATTACAACACTTTGGCTGGACGTATTGTCGTTTCCAATTTGCAGAAAAACACCCATAGCGAATTCGTAAAAGTAGTAAATGATCTGTATCATTTTAGAGATGGACATGATAAGCAATGTCCTATTATATCGGAGAAACAATATATTTCAGTACAAAAAAATAGCGAAAAATTCGAGGAAATGATCGATTATGAACGCGATTATTTGATTGATTATTTCGGTTTCAAGACCTTAGAAAGAGCATATTTGTTAAGAATCAATAAGAAAATAGTGGAACGCCCGCAACATATGTGGATGCGTGTTGCGATTGGTATTCACGGCGACGATTTGGAACGTGTAAAGGAAAGTTATGACGCCATGTCACAGAAATATTTCACACATGCTACACCGACGCTTTTCAATGCGGGCACTCCTCGGCCTCAATTGTCCTCTTGTTTCCTTATTGCTATGGAAGACGACAGTATTCAAGGTATTTACAACACATTGAAGGACTGTGCAAATATTTCGAAATGGGCGGGTGGTATTGGTCTCCATATTCACAACATTCGATCAACGGGGACTCATATTCGTGGAACCAATGGAACATCCAACGGGATTGTTCCCATGCTCCGTGTATTTAATACCACAGCGAAATATGTTGATCAAGGAGGTGGTAAGCGTAATGGCAGTTTCGCTATCTATTTGGAACCTTGGCATGGAGACATCGAAGTCTTCCTCCAAATGCGTAAAAATCACGGAGACGAAGAGCTCAAAGCCCGCGACCTCTTTTATGGCCTCTGGATTCCCGACTTGTTTATGGACCGTGTGAAAACAAATTCCACATGGACGCTCATGTGTCCCGACGAATGCCCGGGTTTGAGCGACGTATACGGGGACGAATTCAAAGAACTATACGAACGCTATGAGTCACAAGGCCGAGGAAAGAAGACGATGCAGGCGCGTGATCTATGGTTCCAAATCCTTGACGCACAAATGGAAACGGGTACACCATATTTGTGTTATAAGGACGCTGCAAATCGCAAGTCCAATCAAAAGAATATCGGTATTATCAAGTCTTCCAATCTTTGTACCGAGATTATGGAGGTATCGACTTCCAAAGAAACCGCCGTGTGCAATCTGGCGAGCATTGCACTGCCATCATTCGTAGACACCAGCACGCAACCGCCATCCTATAATTTCGAAAAGCTCCACGAAATTTCCAAAATCGTCACCAACAACTTGAACAAGGTGATCGACGTCAATTTCTATCCCACCGAAAAGACCAACACCAGCAATATGCGCCATCGCCCCATTGGTATTGGCGTCCAAGGTCTCGCCGACACCTTCATCCAAATGGGATATACTTTTGAGTCGGAAGAAGCAAAAACACTCAACAAGCACATTTTCGAAACCATTTATCACGGAGCATTGGAAAAATCCTGTGAAATAGCAACGATCGACGGACCTTATGAAACATTTTACGGCTCACCCGCAGCAAACGGAACTCTACAGTTCGATATGTGGAACGTAGAGCCCACACAAGAACGTTATGATTGGTTAGGTTTAAAGGAGAAAATAATGAATAATGGACTGGCGAATTCTTTGTTAATGGCCCCAATGCCTACAGCTTCCACTTCACAAATTCTAGGATATAATGAATGTATTGAACCGATCACATCGAATATTTATAGCAGACGAACTTTAGCCGGTGAATTTATTATGGCCAACAAATATTTGATGCGCGATTTACTGGATTTAGGACTTTGGAATGAGAAGGTGAAGAACAACATTATTGCAAACAACGGATCAGTGCAACAAATTGAGATGATACCGGAAGATATACGAAACAAATACAAGACAGTGTGGGAGATTTCGATGCAGAGTCTTATTGATATGGCGGCGGATCGTGGGGCATATATTTGTCAAAGCCAGTCATTAAACCTATGGATGGAAGATCCGAATTATTCTTCGATGACATCGATGCATTTTTATGCATGGGCGAAAGGATTGAAAACAGGTATTTATTATTTGCGACGTAGAGGTCGTCATCAAGCACAACAATTCACCATTGAACCTGAGAAGAAGGAAAATAGCGGAATTCAGGAAGATGAAAATGAAATATGTGAAATGTGTTCATCGTAAATAATATATGTATTTATTTTATAGCATGGATAAAATAAATATTTTGATATACATACTGATTTTGTTATTTATAGGTCTTTTAGTGTATTATTTTTA